AGTGATGCCATCTTCCTCATATATTTTTACTATATACCTAATAACAGCATCTGTGCTTACTCTAGGGCTTCCTGTTAATAGCCCCCCTACAACACCATCTTCTACAAGCTTTGCTTCTACTGTATATAGGTATCCCATTAGAACATTCCCATCTTGTCATACTTAAGTTCTTCTTGTAGTTGTTTTTTAAACTCACTAAGTAGCTTTTGTGCTTGACCAGCAGAAGAGTTAGCTAGAGTTACGTTCATCGTTACATTAATATTAGCAGTTCCACCAGAAGATGATACGCTGTTTCTTACCTTTGTAGCTTCAGCAGCCGTTAGGATCATTTCGTCTTTGTGAACCATAGCAAGCTGATCTTCAGGAACTCTTTTAATACCTGTGTCATATGACGGAATCTTTGCTTTAACTGCAGCTGCGCGGGCATCATCTAAGAACTTAACAAATGTACCACCGGTGTAGGTAGACCAGGCTGACCAGTTGCTGCCTTTATTACTCATGTGGTATGCAACTTTAGCGTTAGTCATTGGATCGTATAGGTCGTTAACCCCAGAGAGCTTAAACCTATTGCCGTCAGCTCCACGCCACTTCTTTCCTAGGCGCTCACTCATTAGGTTTCCGATCATATTGATCTGGAAGAGACCATATGAATCATCTGGTGCTTTACCGTTGTGTGCAGTGGCACGACCACCAGACTCAGCAAGAGCAACAGCAAATGCGGTCTCAAGTGCACGGCCTCTAAAGCCTGCACGATGTAGTGTTCTAATTAGGCCTGCACGGCTGCCTCCGGCTATGCCTGCTGTATCTCCAGAAACTGCAGTTGTTTGAGGATCTATCTCAGCGTTAACTCTTTTCTTTCCTTCAGGAGTCATAGCATTGAAGTTATAGGCTCCTGCTTTACCACCCGAAATATCTGCAAAAGAAATAGGAGCACCTGACTTGTACGCATACCGCATGGTATTTGCAATACTTGTGGCGCCTCTAGAGTTTAATACGTTTCCTGTTTGATTAAAATTAAAAGACTCTTCTTTTTCAGAAACGTTAAATATGTCCTTGCCAGTAACTGTGTTTACTGCCTTCTTAACCATATTAATTCCAGAAACTATTCCAGACTTAAAGTTACTAAACAGTTTTCCAAACAGACCACTAGGATTTTCACGACCTTGTGCAGCAACACCACCGTTGCTTCTTACTTCAAAGTGGAGGTGAGGCCCTGTAGATGTGCCAGCACCCTGAGCTCCCTTCTTTCCACCAGACAGTGCGACTTCTTGACCAGCTTTTACCTTTGCTCCAGTGCGAGTTCTGATGCTACTTAAGTGCCCATATAGGGTTGACTTTGCTCCATGCTTAATAATAACGTAGTTGCCGTATTGCTTATGAAGACCAGTCTCAGTAACTACTCCGTCAGCAGCAGCCTTAACACTAGTTCCTACAGGAACTCCATAATCAATGCCTCTATGAAAAGAGCTAATTCCAGGATTCTTTTTTGCTGCTGCGCTTCTATCTCCATAACCAGAAGTTATAGGTCCATTAACTGGTGGCTGTAAAGTCATTCCAGATTTGCTAGAAGTACCGCTGTTCTCGGCTGGGTTGTCTCCACCCATACCAAAACCTCTTCCTGCTAGGTACGCGCCACCACCAACTAGTGCTCCAATTGAACCTGTTACTAAAGACCCTGGTCCTGTTCCTATGCCCATAAGCGCACCGGTAGCAGCGCCTGTTGCCATGCTAGTGAATAGTCCTCCAGCAATTCCTTGATTTTGTTTCTGTGCTTGATATCCTTGGTAGGCAGTTCCTGCTACAGCAAGAGAACCGCCTGCTTTTTTAAGAAATGGAAGCAACTTTCCAGTATTAGATGCAAACTTGCCGTTAGCCATAACTGGGCCTATTGGTGCGCCTCCTCCTCTTGCACCGCCTCCACCTCCGCCAAATGCAGAACGCATCATTGCATATTGCATAGCCATGCTTCCAGCACCGGATACAACTGAAGACACTCCGCCTGCCATGCTACCTGTATTAGGGAAGGTTTGTAAAAATCCTTTAAGGCCCATAAGCGCATCAGTTACACCTTGTGCAGCACTAGCTAAATCAGCAAAGCTATTAGTTGCTGCAGCGCTTGTATTTAGGGCGGTGTTGTAGCCGCCAACTAAACCACTTTCAGTAGCCCCAAGTAATTTGTTCTGTGCGCTTGTATTATTAAAGTTAGCTCTGATTGTAGAGTTTTTAGGTACGCCCATTAAGTCTAAAGCAGTTCCTGCGTTAGATAGTGATTTAGCAGTTAAGTTACGAACTTCTCCAGTAGTTGTGGCTTTTGCAAGAAGTCCATTAGCAAGAATGCTAAACATTGTTGGATCACCGTTTGCAGCATTCATAACCATCTGGTAAGAAGGAGAACCAGGGTTAAAGACAATTGCTACTTGAGCTTTAGTTACTTTCTTTCCTCTATATAAAAAGTTCCAAAGCTCGTTAATAATTTGATACGGTGGGCGCATTTCGCCCTTAGAGTCACGTGTACGGATACCGTAGCTGAGCATATTGTTTCCGTTAAACGCAGAGTAGGCTCCAGCTACTTGCTCATTAGAGCCGCCTGTAATTGCGCTAAGTCCTGGAGTTGCACCAAGAACTCTTTTAGAGGTAGCGCTACCAAATGCAGCACCGCCTTGGTAGAGCATTGAAACGCCAGCCATAGTTGGGCTATAGATACTTGTAGCGCCCATGCCTTGTCTAGCAACAATTTTATTAGCTTGCGTGATCATGCTGCGAGGAGACATGCCACTAATACCTGCTGCAGTTTCTGCAGCCATACGTTGTGTAACAGCCTGCATGGTATTAGGAGCCATGCTTGCTAGGAAACCACCTGCAGCAACAGTTGCACCTGTAGCTATACCAATCTTAGCTCCAGAAGATAATGGAGGCATGGACGGCATTTGTCCCATGCCAATGCTGCTTCCTCCAGAACCACCACCCCTACCAGAAACACCAAAAAAGCCAGATGCTTTAGATGCGTAAGTATGGATGTTCTTCCATGACTTCTCAAGAAGAAGGGTGGTTCTAAGAAGGCCCATTAAGCCTTTGTCTAATAGTTTAAACTCTTTATTAACTGATGCAATTCCAAGAGTCTCACCTGCTGAGACCATGTTTTGAGCACCACCTGGTTTACTACTAGCTTGATTGCTGTCCATCAAATCACCACCTGTTATTATCTCCTAGGCTTGTTTAGAGCCATCTCTAACCACATAAATCTTTCTCTATGAGAAAGACTTCGTATCTCTGTAAGAGACCATCCACTATAGAACTGAGAGAGTGCTCCATACATCTCTATCAATTCTTGATAGTCGTTACTACTCGCGAAATAGATCCGCTAGAGTTAGCGGAAGCGGCACCTCCTGGCCGCAAGCAGTACATGGTTTCTTAATTTCGCTTAGTTGTGGTCCAGGGTTACGATTTGTAATTTCTGTAATGACGTCTCTACGGTCCTTAAGACTTAGGTTTTTTATGTGTTCTAATGTAACCATAGGTCCGTCATTAATAGAAAGAATACAGCCCTTTAACAACAGTGTGTCAAGTTCAGCTGAATTCTTGTTTGCAGCAGTTACGATGCTCTTTTGGACAAAGCCATTAGGCAAGGAAACTGATATCTTTCCAATCTTACCGTTAAATACAAAGTTACGGTCTTCTTCATTAAGCTTTTTTACTTCAACATCTGCATCTAGATCAATGGTAAAAGTCTGCTCTACATCGCATGAGGGGCAAAATCCTGGGCCTACTGTGACAGTATTACCAAAGGTTGCCTTTCTAATTGCGAGTAGAATCATTTCTCTATCTCCAGCTAACAAGGTGTCTAGTGCATCTTTGTCAGCAGGCTTCTCACCAATCTTTACAGTTGCTCTTTCTAGGATTGTCAACAGGGCCTTACCTGCATCTGTAATTCTAGCAATAGCCTCTTCATCAGCACCTGTTAGTTCTCTGATTTGAGCAGTTCTTGTAACACCTTCAAATGGGTCGTATAACCCACCAGGTAGTTCAACATTTAGATCAGGAGGAGTGGTAACAGCCACTGGTTTAGCGGCTGTTACCATTACTTCCTGTTGGGCTTCTGCCATGGCTTTAGCTGCAAGCTCATTGGCCAAGGCAGGGTTATCTTTTGCGCTTACTTTTGTTTCTGTAGTCATATTGTTTACCTATTCTTTACGATATTTTAGACAGTGAATACTGGAGCAGATCCGGCTACGGTGTAGTCAGATGAGAAGCTAACATCAAAGCCTTCATGAACTAGTGTTAGTTCTTCAACCATGAGTGAGTTTGCACCCGCATCAAGATTGCTGTATGTAAGGTTTGAGATCCATGCGTTGTATACCTTAAAACGCAAAGATGTATGCTGTCCTGCAGGACCGCCACTAGCCGCAGTAGGTGAGTTGCTTCCTGCAAATGCACCTGGATTTGGGTGAGACAGGACCTGAATTTGGACGTCAACTCGGAAGTTAGAGCCAACACCTGTTCCACCAGTTGGTGTGAGGACTGAGAAAAGACGCTTCATCCATTTAGCATGAACGTCGTTTCCCCCACTAACCATAACGCCCTTAGACATCGTGATTGGTGTAAAAGATGTTACACCAGGAATCTGGTGCACGTTGGTGTTGTATCCACCTTCACGGTAAGCAATAGGCTCAGTTGTTATACTAAGGCCGCTTACAGAGACAAAACCGAGCTTACCAAACGTTGCGCCCCAACTAGCTTGGTCGCTACTTTTTGGCTCAAATGTAACTAAGAACTTAAAGTTACGAATTGGATCTGTTTCAAGAGTGGATAACGGGTTAATCGTTGGGTTATTTGAATTGTTAGTACTCATTTATATGTCTCCTTACGCTGTCGCGTTTCCTGTGATTTGTCCGAGCTTGATTACTACGAACTCTGCTGGGTATTCTAGTGCAATACCGATTTCGATATTTACTAGGCCATTCAAGATGTCTGCATCAGAGGTAGTAGTTGAGTCGCACCTTACAAAGTAAGCTTGCTCAGCGGTTGCTCCACGAAGACCACCAGATTGCCAGTAGTTACGTAGGAAGGTTCCTAGAACAGTGCGGATACGAGACCATAGACGTTCATCATTGTTCTCAAAGATAGCAAATGAGCTAAGATCTGTGATTTCCTTCTTTACATATGTAATAGAACGACGAACGTTAATGTAACGATCTCCAGTTGTGTTATTTAGAGTACGTCCACCCATTACAACAATTCCATTTCCAGGAACCTGGCGAATTACGTTAATTGGGCGTTCTCCTGTGTTAAGAGAGTCAAGCTGAGAGTTTGTAAACTGTGTTTCAGTTGCTACTGCAAGAGCCATGCGGTTTGCATAACCAGCAGGAGTCTTGAACACTCCTCGAGCAGCATCTGTAGCTAGGTATTGACCTACCATTGCAGCACCAGGTGCTTGTAGACGAGTTGCTCCACGAGCAGCACGAAGTGTGTCTGGAATCAAGAGCCATGAGTAGTACGCAGCAGCGCATCCACCGTCTGAATCAGGAGCTTCAGCTACAACGTAAGAAACAAATGCTTGAGCATCTGCAACTGACAAGCTTGCAGGAATATCCACGATAACAAAGCAGTCTCCGCGAAGTTCTGCATAGTTAATTGCAGCACCTTGAACTTCTACAGCAAGTTCGTAGTCTTCTTCAGTACCAGTTGTTGTGTAGATATATGCAGCGTTTGGAATGTTAATAACAAGAGGATTATTGATTGGGTCAAGTGCCTCAAGAGCATCTACGTAGTCAGAAAGCATTGGAGGATTTCCATCAGCACCATTTGCCAAAGATACTGGAACAGTATCAGATGTAGCAATTGGGTTCTTGTCAGCCCCTGCTGAGCTAGATTCTAGGTCTACTACTCTAATGTAAGCAGAAGAGGTGTTGATCATAGAGATTGCGTAGCGTGGGTCTGTAACATCCATGCTTAGATCAGTAAACTGTTCTAGAGGATTAGATGTTCCTACTGTGCCAAGTGTTGGGGTACCATATACAACAAGTGTGAAACGGTCAGGTGTTCCTGCTGCTCTAATCTGTACGCCAAGGCTATTGCCCCATGCTCCAGGATTTGCGGCAAATACATCAAGTGTATCAAGCTCATCATCTGATTTATCTACTAGACGAGTAGATGCAGGCGCGATGCTATTGCAGTCACAGCGCTTAATGTAAAGTTGCTGGCCACCATTTGCGAAGAAATTGTATGCAGCCCATGTTACTGGGTATGCGTCTTCTAGGTTGCCAAAAGTTTTAGTGAACTGTGTCCAAGAGGTTACGAGAACAGGTCCAGATACTGGTCCTTTTGCAAGTGGGCCTACAAAGGCGCCGATTGCTGTGCCGTTATTGGCAAGGGCAATTGTCTGTGGCAGTTCTACTTCCTGGATATAGACACCAGGTCTACTGTATGTAGCCATTCGGTATTACTCCTTAGTTAGTTGGGTATGTTTTCTTTTGGGACCAAATATTATTCAGCTTGTATATCAAATATAGTATCTTGTACCGTGTATGTAGTTGTGGGCGGGTATAGCACTTTGTACATCTGTACTAGATCCTCACGGAGTATTTCCGAGCTGACTTGTACCATGTAGACATTACTGAAAAGGCGCTTGTCCCCTTCAGTAGTATCTCTTTTTGAGAAACCTATCATATCTAGTCTTCGGACAGTATTGTCCTCAGGGATAGCTAGGAGACCAAATCTAAGTGGTAAACGACTTGGGCCAAACAATGAAGCCATGATTTGTCTATCATGACGTGGTTGTCTAGAGTATGTCGTAATCTGATAGTCGAGGTTAACGGCTATCGGCTTATATGTTTCAAAATCAAATTCAGGATCTACTCCTTCTGGAGTATAGCTCAGTGGGCCAAAGCCTGTATGAACACGTTCCAGTGCTTCTGATACACCAACTAAGTCTATCGTAATATATGGGAAGCTCTGCTGTCTGATCTGTGTGTCAGGCTGACCAAACCATACGCCTACAGGACGTGCCTCATTGCCTCCGTCTGAGACTACTATTCCTGATAGTAACGCTTTTATGGCTTTATCTTCATTAAGAATAAATGGCATTAGATAGCCACCTCACCTAGCGTACGCATAAAGTTTAGGATTACTGGGGAGGGTCTTCCTTCAGTTCCTTTACCGTAACTGAGGTCCTCTACTAAATCTTTAACCTCTGGGTCTACAGTTGGAACATACTTACCATCTACAATTTCAATGTGTAATCCATTTACAGCCTCAGTAGGCCATCCAGCACGTTGTGCCATGGCTCTGAGTCTTTGTGTGTGGAGGTAAGCGTCTGTCTCTACAGCTTTTAAATAATCTACACTAAGTGGTTTGCTAAGGAACCCAAGGCTCATTTATTCCGCCTCGCAGCTGCTAGCAATGTACCTGCAATAATTCCTACCAATACTGGTTTAGCAACGGAATTTTTGTCTAAGTTTGCTACGCCACGGACGAATTCTTCTTTGTCAGCGCTGGTTTCGGCACGCAATAAGCGGTCTACAAAAAGGTTCATAGCAAATCCTCCATAGGAAGGTGTGTAGGTAAAGCTGCAGGGTTCCGGGTTTCCCCGGCGTCAAGGTAATCATAAACGAAAAAGCCCCCTTACGGGGGCTAACTCGTTACTTCTTTTTAACCTTCTTTATGATTTTGGCGTCGATCTTCTTGTCCTCTGCCATAGTCTTTGGCTTCTTCTTATCCCCATGGGCTTTATCAGCTTTTTCAAATTTAGCTTTTTGAGCAGGAGTCATGCCCTTAGTCATAGCAGCATCTTTCTTCTCATCCTTGGCTTCTGTGTACTTGCCTTTTTCATATGCTTTTGATTTTTTATGTCCTTTGCATGTTGGGCAAGAGCACTTGCAGCCCTTGACTGGCTTATTCTTGGTGCATTTACAACCACACTTAGCGCACATTTTTTATTTCCTATTCTTCTGAGATATATGTTCCGTTAACATAAATAATACTGGCTGTAGTAAGGGTAGTAGGACTGCCCTGTGTTAAGAGGCTTTCTATAACCGGCTTAGGAGATGCCGTAGTTTCTTTTAGCCAGTGCAGGTCTAGCACAGGATCCCCAGGTAGATGGTCTGCTACCAGCTGAACGTGACCATTTAGCTCGTCTGCAGGCTGAGAAGGGTTCACCCAGCACCATGCTGAAAAGTGGTTCGCTGCAGTTGGAATAGGTGTAAACGGAAGCTCTAGCTTAAACTGGCCCGTACCAAAGTTAGTAACTGATGTTAGGACACACATAATATTAAAGGAAACTAGCTGGCCTGCTTTTACGTAGTAGCTGTTGTACGTAGGATAGCTAGACCCTGTGCCTGTAAATGTTAGGCCAGTGGCTGAAAAAACAGGGCTATATCTAACAGGGACAATTGAGAGAACACCTGATTCACCAGTATCTCCCTTAGCTCCAACAGGGCCTTGAGGACCTACTCCTGAAACATTTGAATAATAGATTTTAGCCATTAGCGACGCACCATTAAAACGGCAACGTATGAATCACCAGATGCTGATAGGGCGTATACTTCATGCTTTGGTGCTAAGTCATCAATAGTCACTGCACCACCAGGGGCAAGACTTACTCCGTACTCAGTATCTGTTAGTCCTTCTCCACCAATGTATACCGCCTCAGATCCTAAGTTCTGTACTTGAATTGTAAGGCCAATACCCTCTTCAGTTCCAGCAGGAGTTAAAAGTGTGGGGGTAGTTTCATTAATTGCTATTCGTGCGTGGTCTAGTGCTGATGCCATGTCTTAACCTTTTGCTTTCTTTTGTTTTGGTTTGCTCTTTACTCTTTCTGGAAGCTTCTTACCCTTAGGTGTTTTATCCTCAAACTCTTGAGCTAGCTTAGGATCTTTTGCCCATAGTGCTCGTCGTTGTGCCTGTGATTTCATTGGCATTAGTATATACCCCACGGATCTATCAAGCCCTGAATAGCATCTCGTACAGGATCAACTCCTTGAATACCTTGAACTCCCTGGACACCTTGAACTTCCTGTGTTGCCTGTACTGCCTGTACTGCCTGTACTGACTGGATTGCTTGAAGGCTAGGAGTAATTGGTTGAAGAGGAGAGTAGTTTGCGTACTCTTGGAATTGAGGATCATTGACAAGTTCTTCAGCATTTACCTGGGCGCATCGTACTGTTATCAAGGTGTACTGGTCTGTAATAATGCCTTCAGGGAATATCTGAATTGGGGTAAATACTTGGCTGCGGAATACAATGCGGTCTGTAAGATAGTGGTCAGGGTTTGTTTGAATCTTAGAGAGCTGTGGGATTGTAGCCATGTTGCTACCAGTAATCCCTATCTTAGTTCTGTTGCGACCACTATCAATTACATCCATATTAATAGTAATTGTTAAAACGTCAGTGTTATAGAAACCGCGGTCATTCTGTGCAGTAACGCCTTGATCTAAGTTTGCGTTTACCACGGGAATAGGCATTGGTCCAATCCATCTACGGCCGCCTACTGAGCTGTCAGATCCTACATCATAGATAGCGTCTACAACAGTGTTCTCATCATCAAAAAACCACCACTCAACGTTGCTTCCAACTGTACGTACTAATTCTTTTGAGGTGCCAGAAATAATAGACTTACGTTCGCTATCAACACTAAAGCGACCTTCTATACGTTCTCCGCGCATTTATTCCTCTTCCACTGGATCTACTGATCCCCACTTACCTAGGGGACATTCTGCTTCAGCAAGAACGGTCTTGCCTTTCATAAAACACCCACACTCTTTACACTGCGCGGTTACCTTGATAAATCTATCGCATTCTCTACAAATTTTCATACGATGCGCTATAGAATCTGAATCCGCTCTATACGCAGTAAACAGATCCCAAGGCCGTACTTGTGCCACTAGTAGCTCCAAGACACACTGTTATAGGGACCAAACCCATAACTATTTTGTCCCCTAACTAAGAATATATATGTTCCACGAGGATTAAGATTGGATAGGCTAAATACTTCCTCTGTGTATTCAATACTAACCTGATTTACAAGACTTCCGTTGTAGTACAGGGTACCAAAGAACATAGTAGCGGCACCCCCGTCAGAGTTAGAAGATACTTCGATGCTAGCATTAGACCTATTAAGTACTGGGGTAGAAATAATAGGGTACCCAGGTGTGTCTGTAGGAATATCTGCAGTAGCTGGACTATCCGGCGGAGTTATCCTAGTAATAGGGGCGTTAGTTACATGCCTATCATGAATAGATTTGATTGCCGCCATAGTTACTCCGCAGGCCAGAAATATTTGTGGTCATCACGTGAACCAGCACCCTTATTGTTTCCAGAGTTCTGATCGTCTTGGCCTTGATCTACACCAAACCCAATTGAGTTAGTAGGTCTGCTTACTGGACCTCTGCCACTTGCATTTACTCCTTGTACTTTAAACTTAAATACTCCCGTGCTAGGAAGCCCAGTAACTGTTATAGGAGATGTTGTTCCTGTACCAGTTTGTGAGGTAAGAATTAAATATGGCAGGCTATAAGAGGTAACTAAGTATGACGTTGCGACTCCTCCAGTTACTGATGGGTTAAAGTAGACACGTACGTCTCTAGTAGTACCAATTCGTTCAGCAAACGGCTTTTGTTTAGGTGGGTCAGGTACTTCACCTAAAGGAGGCTGGTCACTAACGTACAGTTGAGATACGTATTTAATTTCCATTGTTTTTAGGAGAGTTCGGTGCCAAAAACAGAGAAGGACATTGTTGTGCTTGATGCGTAAACAAGCACCTTATCGCCTACAGCTAATGTAATACCTGGTGTGATAATAGTGGAGTCGTTAGCTGCTACTGTTGCTCCGTATACAATCCAGTGTTTTTGAGTTGTAGTAGCATCTGCAGCTGGACGAACAGCAATACGAAATGTCGCACCTGTTGCTGCTTGGTTACAGATTGTAATACTTGACAAAACAGCTTGGCTACCTGCTGTGTATGCAAGTGTTTCTGTAGTTGCTGCCGGGGCACTTTGTCCCAGGATTTTATATACTGTTGGCATTTAAGCTCCTTAGCTTAGTAAGATGGATACCACTTATTTGTTATAGGGTCGTAAGTCATAATTAGTGCTCTGTTAACTACCGTAGTACTTGTGATAGCAATATTGCTACCTCCCGTAGTAGTGGTAGAAAACACACCTGTAGGTATAATTGTAATCTGGCCTCCGTTTGTTGAGATAGGCGCAGGTACCGTAATTGAGTTTACGTTTGTAGTTCCTGAAACAAATACAATTGGTGTAGTCGGTGCAATAGTAGACGCAGATGCAATAGTTGGTGCACCGCTTGTTGTTCCTGTAGCTGTAAGCTTAGAAAGAATAACGTTTTGGTTAAGAGTAGTTGTTCCCACAGCACCAGATACTGCAGAGCCAATATTGACGTTAGTAGTGGAGCCAGAAGCACCCGCTGTACCAATATTTAAGGTCTTAGTTGTACCTGTAGCGGTGGCATTACCAAACAGTGTAGCTGTTAAAGCTGTTGTTGGTGTGCCACCAATAGTAAATGTTGTTCCTGCGCCAAAGGCAGTAACGGTTGTTAACCCTGTATTAAATAAGGTTAGGGTTCCTGTAGAAGAGGAAGCAAGAGTAGGGTTCGCACCATTAATGTTTAACGTAGTTGCGTTAGACAAAGTTACTGTTGCGTTTGCAATAGTTGTTGTTCCAGTCGCAGCACCTAGCACGAGAGTGGTTGCTGCTCCACCAATGTTTAGCGTAGTGGCTGTAGTGTTAACTAGGGAAAA